GATGTAAATTTTGCTGAATAAAAACTACCAGCCTTTGTAAGGGTGCTGTCTGAATGCTGTCTTATTACAGTACCGTGAGCCGAGTAACCATCTTTTGACCACCCATCCATAGCTAACGGCCCAGCCGCCACACAGCCGGGAGTTACTTCGTACATAACTATATCATCAAATTCAGAATAATCTGTACCAACTGAATCATCACTTCTCATGGTAATTCTTGTTGTAGTGGCGGTGGCTTCAAAAACATTAGAAAATGCAGTTTGACTTGATGGGGTAGCATTTAATTCTGTAAATATTGCATCCTCGTCGCCTGTTGTTCCAACCATATAAGAACAAGCACTTGAAGTTCCTTTATCCATCGTCAAAGACAGTTTATATAATTTACCAACCACTGTAGTAATATCTTGATATGCTCGACCAGTAGCTCCACTATCGCTTGCAACTCTTAAGACCCCCGATGCAGAAGATAATGTCGCAGTAATAGCAGTCCAGCCAGAAGCGTCAGAGCCAAAAGCACCATTCGTAACCAAATCGCTCCCCACATTCTCCAGCGTACTATTACTCCAAACATCAAAGCCAGAGTTGGTGAGTAGGTTTTCTTTTAAGACACCGCCTTGTTCTACAATACCGCCATCCACATCGAGCTTGTGTGCAGGGCTGTCTTCATTTATTCCAACGGAGCCTGTGTTAGTCAGGGTCATTCTGCTTCCCCAAGCACTACCATCGTAAGTTACAAACTGAAGATTATTGGTGCCTGTAGTTCCTATAACAGAATCATCATTACTACTGTCAGCCCCTAAACGAATACCGCCACTTGTGTCACCGAATAAACCGTAGATGTCATACGTTGTTCCTGAGAAAGTGTAGTTAGTGGTGCCGACTACAAGACCAGTTGCAGGATTATCATTTCCAATTCCGACGTTGCCTAATGAGTCGATACGCATGGCTTCTGCACCATTACCAGTTCTAATAGAAACTTCCGCCGATGCTATTTGTGACCCTAATCGGAATAATTTAGCATTAGCATCATAATGGATATTTGCTCCATTTATATCTGATGTTGAACCAAATACTATTCCAGATGTTTCTCCAGCACTTTCACCAGCTAAAATATTTATACCACAATCACCATCATTTCTAATTACAAGCTCATTTGCATCACCTTCTGGCGTTCCACTAACAGTTCCATCAGCACCTTGAATTTCAAGTATAGCTGCTGGTGCAGCAGTCCCAATTCCACACCGAGCATTTGTAGTATCAACACTCAATACAGCAGTTCCATCAGCTTGAGAGACTTCAAAAAGAGCCGTAGAATCACTTGCTGGTATTACTTCTACTTTGCTTGTAGATATTTTTAAGGATGATGCACTACCACCTGTATCAGCACTTTCTACTGCCTGTAGAGATGCACTAATTCCATTAGCATCATCTACTATAAGTAATTGGTCATAACTCGAGGCTATGCTTTGTCCTGTTAATTTTGCCATTATATTTCCCTATTTTTTAAATTGTTCATCCTGTGTGTTCTTCCCACTTAACATTGCTTTCTTCCCAGTCAAGCTGTGATATGTTCCATATAACATCATAGACTGACCTTAAAAAGTTTCTCGCTGTTCTAAACCAAGTAATCATTATTTAAACGCTATGATATTTGATGCTGTTGTCCCGGTAGAATAAATTCTTTCAACCATTATAGGTAGTAATTGACCAGAAGCAACATTAGATAGTGTTACAGCAGAACCGCCATCTGACATATCAACTTTAAGGTCACCACCAGTACCAACATAGACTGCATAAAAAGGTTCTCCAGTTAAATCCGAACCATCAGAAGGGGTTACTGCAAGAGCAGTATCATAAAACATATTGCCTAAATGTGTATTTGAAGATTCAGTAGCAGTTTTTATTGCATCGGTATCAGAATCTATAGTACCTGTATCTGTTTTAATTGTATCAAGAACTGCATCTATAGTATCTAAAACTGCATTATCTGTGGCTGATAAGTTCGCTGTAACTGTACCATCTACCGTAATCGTATTACCGCCATCTTGAATATTTACAGCAGAACCGCCAGATGAGTTATCAATCGTTACATTATGTCCATCCGCTAATTGATTAGCTGATGTAGCTAAACCAGCTCCGTCAGCAACAATGTCAACTTGCATCTCACTACCACTAATAGCATTATCTATAACCTCGACCGCAGTTTTAATAGCCCCAGTGTCAGCATCTATTGTACCTAACAGCACCTCATTTGCCGCATGGTCAACATTAGCCGCAGTTAATAGTGTTTCAATCGCCGCTTGGTCTGTTTCAATAGCTGTAAGTGTAGTCTCTAATGTATCGAGTTTTGTATTGGTGGATGTTTGCAGTGTTTCTATGCCATCAACATGACCTATAATTGTTGTTTGATTTGCTGCGGTTGCAGCTCCTGATGGTAATGCACTTGATAAAGCATCAACTTGTAAATGTCCATCAGAGTCTACAAGAGGAACTAAACTTGTTCCACCTGTGCCTGCCGCAACTGTGTGCGAGAACATTAACATTGAATCTTCAGTCTTGTCGGTATGAACCTCAATGTTTATATCAGAACCCTCTGTTTTTAGGGTTACATTATCAATGTCAACTTTAAGGGCATCTTCGCCCGAGTTCATCATCAGGTTCAGGGATTCCTGAACTGAATATTTATGTAGATCGCTTGCCATTTTTCTTCCTCTCTAAGATTGGCTCACCGTGAATGAGACCGTTTATAATTATTTATTTCTTTTTGCTTTTTTTAGCTTTCTTTTTTTCTTTAAATGGTGAGAAATCATCTCTTCCATTAATCCTAAACCATCCTTGGCTTTCTAAAAACTCTTTCTTTTCAGGATGCTTGTCACCCTCAAAAGACTCTACCTTGCCTTGCGATGGATGTTTATAGTATTGCATAAATTCTCCAATCTAATGGGGGCAGACTAACCGCCCCCATATAATAGATTATTAAAAGGTTAATTAGATATTTAAAAGTCTAACGCCTTTAATGTTGTCAGAATCGTCAATTAACTTCACTCCGTAGAGCAAATCGGAAACCACTTTTGTTCCCAATGCATCTATTGAATATTCGGACTGAACTCTCACAGATGACTGCGAGCAAAATGCTGCCGCAGATTTGTGAAAAACTGCTCCAACAACTGTGTCATCAGCTAATGCACTTGAAACCGTACCACTCATGTACACGTCAATTCCGTAAAGTGAGCCAACCATTCCGCTTCTTAAACCACGATTGCCTTCGCCTACTGCATCATTTCTGATAAAGTATTGAGCGATACCAGAAGATGGATTTAAGATGTCTGCGAATAGAGTAGGGTTCACAACCATTGAACACTCACCATCCATGTAAGGAACGTCATTTTCGCCAAGCGTAGCCAAAACTGATTCGAATACTCCAGCGGTTAATGTATTGTCAGCAGAAAGGTCTTGAGTTTGGTTTAAGCCGTCTAATTCAGCCCATACGTCAGCATCTACCTGTCGAGCAAGCGCTTCACCCATCATCCGTGCATATTTCTCAACGAGATCAGCCTCGGATTGGATAAGAGCCACGTCTTCGAAGAGCTTCGCGACATATTTGTGTTTGTTAATCGACATTTGAGTCGTTGTGGTTGCCGTCGCATCGTAAGCCACGTCAGAACCAGCGGATTTGTCAGATGCACTTATTATACTCATTTCCGGTATATTAATTGTATCTCCAAATCCTTTACTTCCTACCAGTGGGGAATAGTCCTCTACCAGTCCGCGAAAGACTGTTTTTCTTTCGAAGAACTTATAAATTCCATCTGCCCATAATTCTGGGATGAAGTGTTGTTCTGTGGTTACGGTGCTGGCACTACCATCATAATGTGTTGCCATTATTTCACCTTTAAATTATTTATTCATGTAAGATTGAACTACCGCCGTCCAATTCTTCCGCCTTTCTTCTGATGTCATATCACCAAAAGGACTTTTTACCGGATTGGCATAAGTCGCAGCAGCAGTTTCGTTGGTCGGTACTTCCTTTTTGGATACCTGGGTTACAAACTTGAGTAATTTGTCCGTAGACATTTCCTCTGCGTATTCCAGATACTCCTCTGGAACTGATTCCAGGGCTTCAGCTCGAAGTGCTTCTTCCAGCGCATCACTGCGCTCGGCCTTAACCCGAAGAACTTTTAGTTCTTCTTCGCGCTTTTCCGCCAAAGTCTTATAATCTTCCTTCTCAGCAAGTTGCTGATCTTCGATTGCTTTGAGCTGATCCTCTAGGTTTTTAACCCTTGATTCAGATTCCTGCGCCCTGCTTCTGTATTTTTTGCTTTCCGCAATAAGTGACCCGACATCGGGCGATTCATTATCTGTCACTTCTTGTTGCTTCTCTGCAACCGGTGCTTGAGCTTTCTGCTCGACCGTACTTTGATCCTGTTCCATGATTACCTCATTAGTTATGTCCTACTAATAAGGTAAAGGTCTACAT